TATATGTTCCAACCGTTCTTATAACTTTATCGTCAAATTTAAAAATTTCCATTATCTTATTTTCATCATCGCAAATTTCTTTGGTTTCCGAAACACCTTCGTGATTTTCTTTACTTTCTGACGCACCTCCATCATTAGATACACTTTCTTCACGATTATCTTTTGATTCCTCACAACCTCCGTCATCACCATTTTCTTCTTCTTGAAGTTCATCAAAATCTGTATGATTTTTGATTAATTCATCTTTTTTCAAATTATTATAAGAAGTAAATCCACGATCTTTTGCCAAAATTTTAAGTTCTGTCATTGTCATTTTATCATAATTCATTTTATCGTCCCCGTCGTAAACAGCATCCATTGGATTTCGTTCAAGTAAAGAAATTAATCCATATTTAGTTTTGATGTGGGCGTTTTGTAAATTTCTGTCTTTACATAGTTTTCTCAAATCAGGAACGTTCATCATTCGATAATTAGGATTAGAATCATCAATTACAATTTCATAATTTTTATTCCAAATATTGTTTTTTCGTCTTTCAACCATTTTCAACATTCTATCGTGCAATGTTTTAATTGCTGTAAAATTAGTAATTCCAATTTTATATCCATAATTTGGAGCAATTTTTCCTAAAGCGGAACTACTCATATTCTTCCAACTTTCTACAACTTCATCAGGGATAGGTGTTTTAATCAATTGAACATAATCGTGATATTCTTGTGTCGGTTCAAAACGACGTGCAGTGTATTGATCATGATCTTCTTCATCGGGGTGATCTCGCGCATATTCGAACGTAGAAATCCAAGTTTCAATAATATCTGATGATAAGCCACCACGAGAAGCTTTACCAATAAATAATCTGGCTAAATTAGTGCAATTAATAGATTCTTTAGCTTCAATTAAATATTCATATCTAATTCCATGTTTTGCAGCTTCTTGACAAAAATTCTTCGGATTAGACATATGTTTCTTTTTCGAAGTTTTTAACAGTGTGTTTTCCATAACTAATAGTCTTTTATATAAAAAACCTTGTCTTTAAATCATTATTTGGATTTAACTTTTTCTAAATATTCATCCATACTTTTTTTAATGGTTTCATTAACCGATAGTTTCTGATATATTTCAGATTGTTCTTTTAAGTTTCTTAACTTTCGTTTTTTAATATCTTTAAACCATTCACCCATTTTTGTACCATCGCTAAATTTTGTTTCTCCACCTTGAGAAGGAATACCTTTTTTTTCTACATGTTCTCTAAATTCACTGATCTTGTCATCTTCAGATAATTTATCTTCAGATAATTTTTCTAAATATTCATCCATATTTTTTTTAATGGTTTCATTAACCGATAGTTTCTGATATATTTCAGATCTTTCTCTTAAGTTTCTTAACTTTCGGGTTTTAATATCTTGAAACCATATACACATTTTTGTACCATCGCTAAATTTCGTTTCTCCACCATGAGAAGGAATACCATTTTTTTCTACTTGTTCTCTAAATTCACTGATCTTGTCATCTTCAGATAATTTATCTTCAGATAATTTTTCTAAAGATAATTTTTCTAAATATTCATCCATATTTTTTTTAATGGTTTCATTAACCGATAGTTTCTGATATATTTCAGATCTTTCTCTTAAGTTTCTTAACTTTCGGGTTTTAATATCGTTAAACCATCTACCCATTTTTGTACCATCGCTAAATTTCGTTTCTCCACCTTGAGAAGGAATACCATTTTTTTCTACTTGTTCTATAAATTCACTGATCTTGTCATCTTCATTTAAACGTCCAATCATATTTCCTAAACTATCAAAAATCAATTCACTCATATGAATTACTGGATTTTTTAAATTTTCCACTTCGTCTTCCTCTAAATTTTCTTCTTTATACGAACCATCAATCCCTATTTTTATTCTAGAACTTTTACTGTTTTTTTTGATGGATTTTTTTAATTTTGGATCCATATCAGCTAAATTTTTAACTAAATTAGAGCAATCATCATAATACTCGCCATCATCTGATAAATCGTCAGCAACCATTGGAATAACAATATTAAAAAATGGTTTATCTATATGAATTCTATTACCTCTGTTTACAATTTGTTTAACATTTATAGAACTAAACCTCATATCTCCAAAAATTACACTTCTACAATTATCTATACTCGTACCTTCGTTCCAGCATCCAACTAGACAAACAACATCAATCTCATTATTTTCTATTCTCTCTATGATTTTCTTTTGTTTTTCTATTCCCGTATTAGCAATAACATAATCAGCTTTAACTTCTTTATTACTTAATTTCTCAACGAACATTATGGCTTTCTTAGTAGAATTAACATATAAGAAAGCAGGAAACCATTCATGTCTTCTAGAAATCAAATCAATTAAGCAATCATCTTTATCTCCTTTCGTAAAAAACTCAAAAACCACTTTGTAATCAGTAATATAACCTGTATCAACAGCCTCTCTAAATGACATACAATAGTCTAAGTTATCTTGATTCTTAAAAGTCGCACTCAACTGAATTTCTTTCTCACAATCGACTTTATCAATAAATTGTCTATACTTAGAATCTTCATCTTCTAAATGATGTGCTTCGTCAATAAATTTATACTTAAATTTATTAGATTCTAAGTATTTAGAACTAGGATTAATGCAAATAATAACATTTGATGTTTCATTGACTTTTTTATTACCATTTCCAATGATTTGATATTTAACTTCTAGTTTATCTAATATTCTGCTATGTTGTTCAGCTAGTTGAATCCATGGAACAAATATAACAAATTTTTCTTCTTTATTTTCCAATATAATATAAAACATAAGATAACTTTTACCAACACCAGGAGGTAATTCAAATTTAAATATTTTTTTTTCTTTTGTTTTTATAATATTGTCACACTTTAAAATAAAATCTCTAGTTTCTATTTGTATTTGACTTTTTGTAGATTTTACAGAAGTATTTTCCTCTAAAATAAATTTATCTAAAAATGGTTTATATTGTTTTAGTAAATCTTCAAAAGACTTACGCTTTACAGGAATGTTGGATTTCTTAATGCATGAATCTAGCATTGGATCAATTTTAGCTTCAGGCGTTGTTAAAATATAAGAATTCTCTTTACGAATATTTAAATGATCAGAGTATTGAAGAAATGTAGAACCAGACTTAAAAGTAATAGTTGATGTCTTTCCATAAAGTTTCACTTGACCTGTTCTAGTATTATCTAGATCTATAATATCAATTCCATAATCTCTCCTATGAGGAACATTGTAAGTTTCACAAAAACTAGGATGAATATCATCCCATAAAATCATACCTAAATCTAAAGCCCATAATATTTCAAAAATTTTATGGAGCGGTTCTTTTAAAGGATTTTTTTTCCATGTTATCAATCTAGAAAAATAATAATTTTTGTACTTTTCAATCTCCATTTAATCTATAATAACTAAATAAATAAATATAACAAAATAATCAATTTTTTTAATTGTTTATTTTTATACTTACAATGATCAGTATATGTTTCAAAAACTTTATCCGTTATCGTAATGAAATAATTTGTAATGAATTATTTAAAAAAAATATAGAAAGATTAATAAAAAGATAAATGAGTGATATTTTAGAATTTTTACCTGTTTATTCAAACATAAAAAAAGAATCAAATGATGTTTTAAATACATACAATAACTTCTCCAAATCAATTTATAATAAAAAGGAATTTGTAGATGAAAAAATCATAAAAAATGAACCTCCTTCAAAAGATAAATTATCTAAATCTCAAAAGTTTATAAAAAATTTTTTATCTTCTTATACTCCATACGATCAAATTCTTTTATTTCATGAAATGGGTGTTGGAAAAAGTAGAGCATCAATAGGAACAATTGAAAATATAAAAAAGGAAAAATATTCTTTTGATGGTGCTATAATTATCGCTAAAGGAACAAATTTATTAGATAATTACAAAAATGAAATTACTGAATATACAGATGACTATTTTCCTCCAAATTATAATTTATTACCTGAAAAATTAAAGAAAAGACGATTAAATGCATCATTAAGAAAATTCTATGATTTCAGAACATTTGAAACATTTTCAAACGAACTTGCTGGATTTAATGATGAAAAAATTAAACAAGATTTTTCAAACAAGATAATCGTTATTGATGAAGTTCATAATATTACAGAGGACTTATCAAAAAACACAAGTAACATTTGGTATTATGATGAAAAAGACGAACATTGGATTAATCCTTTATCTAATGAAAAAAGTAAGGAAAAACCAAAAAATATAAATAAAAAATGGCAAGTATTATTTGATAAAGATAATAGAATAACTTATAAAAATACAAAAAGTCTTAATCCCGTTCAATATATTCATCCTTATAATGTAAATATTTATAAAGAAATTCATAGATTATTACATTTAGTGAAAAATTGTAAGGTAATTTTAATGTCAGGAACACCAATGAATGATAGTTTTCAAGAAATAGCCAGTTTAATGAATCTTATTTTACCTTTAAAAGAACAGTTACCAGTCAAAAAAGACTTTATCAAATTATTTTTTGATAAATCTGGAGACTTTTATAACATAAAGAAAGATAAAATAAAGGATTTAAAGGAAAAATTCAAAGGAAGAGTTTCGTATTTGAAAGCTGTAACTTCTGAAATTCAAAAAACTTTTGAGGGAGAAAAAGTTCAAAATTTAAAATATTTCACAACATTTCCTTTAATAATGAAAGATAAACAAACTGAAATATATAAAGAAGTAATAGTAAAAGATTCTAAAAAATTTATAAATGTAAATATTGAAGATTTATCTACTGAAATAGACGATGATGATCTAGAATTTGAATCTTCCTTTAATGATGATACATCTCGATTAGATGAAAGTAGTGATGATAACAATGATGATAACAATGATGATGACGACGAAGATGATGATGACGACGAAGATGATGATGACGAAGATGATGATGACGAAGATGATGATGATGACGATGATGACAATGATGATGATAAAGATGAAATCATAATTGATGAAGAAAGACAATTAGCTAATGTTGAGAATGTTTCTTATTTTTTTAACAGAGAAGATAAAAATATCGATTTGAAACAACTAAAATTTACAAAAAGAAGTATTTACGAAATTACTCCTTGGAAAGAAGCAAATGTTGTTTCAAGAAATATAAAAAAGTATTTTAATTATGATAATATTACGATAACAGATGCTACAGCCAGTATTGGAGGTAACTCAATTAGTTTTTTAAATAATGGTTTTACAGTTAATTCAGTTGAAATTGATCCAAATACATGTTCTTTTTTAAAAAACAATATATCTACATTCAAATATGATACAAACAAAGTAATTTGCGGTGATTACACAGAAATTTTTAGAGATTTATTACAAGATGTTGTATTCTTTGATCCACCATGGGGTGGAAAAGAATATAACAATTATAGCATTATAGATATGTTTTTGAGTGATATAAATATAATAGATTTAATTAAAACTATATTAGATGAAAGGCGAGCTAAATTAGTTGTTTTGAAATCACCTGTTAATTTTGATGAAAATAGTTTAATTAATAAATTAAATGATTATTTTATTGATAAGAAACTTATAATGAGAAAATCAAAAGTGTCATATGTTGTTTATTATATTTCAATCAAAGATGTAGATATTGAAATGGCTGAAATATATAAGGAAGAAAGAATCATTTCTTATATTGAAAACAACTCAATAAAATATGGTATTATATCAAATCATGATTTACCATTCGATAATCTAAAACCAGAATTTATATATGTATTACCAATTATTGTTAATGAAAAAGCAAATTCATTTGAAGATATGTTTAAATTAGGTGATATTCATCGAGAATTGTTACCAAAGGATATTTTTATGTTTGAAGAAAATATAAAAACATTTGAGCAGTTGTATAATAAAATATTATCAGATAAAGAAGAAATTCAAACATTAACACCACAACAGATAGGAAAAAGAAAAAGATTCAAAAAAGCTTTATCTGAAAAAGGTGATAAATTAAAAAAGAAATTATTTTTAGATGGTGCTAAAAAAGAAGAAAATTCAACTTTTTATTATAATTCAAGACATGTATCTTTGTTTGTATTTCCTGATGGAAGTTATGGAAAAACTGGTTTTAATAAATATGTCACAGTATCAAAAGATGGAAATTATAAATTGACAAACGAATTAAAGAATTCTATAGCTCCTATGAATGCTGATACTGAAACAAAACTAAAAAATTTAGAAAATATGTCTGTAAAATTTGCTTATATTATAAGAAAACTTTTGAATGCATACGATAATAAAAAATCATCTTTTGTTTATTGTAATTCTGTTACGGGAGGTGGAATCATATTATTTTCATTAATTTTAGGACTTTTTGGATTTTCAAAATCAGTTGGTCATGAAAGAACAAAAGGTAAAAGATTTGGATTATTTCTATCAGGTAAAACAGATTTCAATGAATTAAAAAATATGTTTAATGAACCTAAAAATAAATATGGAGAATATATTAGTGTCATTATTGGATCACAAGCAATTTCACAAGGTTTATCTTTTAAAAATATTAGAGAAGAACATATTATAACTCCTCATTTTAATTATTCAGAAATAGAACAAGCTATAGCAAGAGGATTTCGTTATGGTTCTCATCGTACTCTTTTGATAGAATGTAAAAAGAAATTAAATAAAAAAGGTTATGAATATGATTTAGACGCATTAGATGATTTTAATCAATTGAAAGAAGATTGTGTAAAGGAAAATATTGAATATCCTGATTTGAAAGTTTATCAGTATGTCGCTTTACCTAATGATTCAAAAATTACATCTGTTGATGTCAAATTTTATAAGATATCTGAAATTAAAGATGTTAATATTAAAAAAGTTGAACGTATTATGAAAGAATCTGCTGTAGATTGTTATTTGAATAAAGATAGAAATTTACTTGAAAACTATGAAAAAATGAGAGAATGTGAATATTTAGAATGTCAATATCAATGTGATGATATTTCAGAATCATACGTTCCAACTCTTGATATATCAACACATTTTGCTTATTATTTTCGTGAATCAGATGATTATAAAATTATTAAAGATAATATTGCAAGTCTTTTTCGAATCTATTTTAAAATAGATTTTAAAGTATTAAAGACATTTTTTCCTGAAATAAAACATAGTTATTTAGTTCAAGTTTTATATGATATGATTTCAAAAAAAGAAATTGTATTTAATAAATACAATATACCATGTTATATTAGAGAATCAAATAATTTATTTTACCTAACTGATGATTTTGCTAACGATAATGCTCTAGATGTATTCTATAATCAATATCCAAATGTTATTTCAAACAATTCTTTTGAAAATACTTACAAGGAAATTGTTGCTAAAAACATTCCTAATATTATCAAGGATATTTTCAAACTTGATGTAAATAAGAGAAATTTTCCTGAAAACATTTTAGGATTGATTAATAAACTTGATGAAGAAACTCAAGAAACTTTATTAGAATATTGTATCATAGCAAAAGAATCTAAAATAAATGATGATTCTTCTGAAATAAGAGATTATATTCTAAATAAAATTTTTAACTCAAAGTTTAAATTATTTGATAATATTTATATTTCATGGTTGTTATTTGATGATAAAATTAATAATTATGATTCTCTTAGATGTCTAAGAAATAATTCCGATGAATGGGAACAATGTAATGAAGATGAAGTAAAACTTTTTCTTGAAAAAGATGTTTCAAGAGATGTTGAATATATTAAAAATAATCCTTACGGATATTATGGAATATTTGAAAAAAACAAAAAGACTAATGAAATAAATTTTAAACTCGTTAAAATTTTAGAACAAAAAACAACAAAAAAAAATATTATTCCTACTGGAAAAGTTTGTAGTTCGTATGAAATGTTTGAATTAATTGATCTTTTAATGAAATTAGAAGTTGATCCATCAACATTAAAAGAAGAAGAAAGAAAAAGATGGGAGTTACTGAATAAACAAAACATTAATGATTTAAAGAATGGAAAATGGAAAAAAGCTTTGAAAACTAAGATTGATGAAATCAATCATGATTTAAATAAAATAAAAAATTATATTTTCTGGTATGATTTTGACAGAAAAGTAATTTGTAAAGTGATAAGCGAATCAATGAACGAAAAAGGAATTATTTTAAGTTGAATAAAAAAAATTGAGTAGTTTTATAAACTTTGAGATTATAAAACTTTAATTTTTACTTTATTAATAATAAAAAATGTATACTGATTGGAAAGAACAATTAGATAAAAATGGATATATATTGATTGAAAATATTATTGATACTGAAATAGTAAATAAAACAAAAGAAGGTATATTAAAAGATAAATTAAAAGTTGATATGATGGAATATGCTAATTTTATGATAAAAAAAGTTTGTGAAACATTGAATACAGAAATAGATTTTTTAAAAATAAGAGTAAGTAATAATAATAATTCTGTTGATGCTGGTGGATTTCATAGAGATGTAATATGTTTAAAAGAATGGTATCCTGTTATGACATGTCTTACTTACTTTGATGATACAGTAATGGAAGTTATTGAAGGTAGTCATAAAATAAATAAATTGAATTTTTTTGAAGCAAATAATATATTAAATAATCATGTCAAACAAATTAATATAAAAGCAGGTAATATATTACTTTTCTATTCTACATTATTACATAGAGGTATTTTTACAAATAATTCTCCTAATAGAAGAGTTATTCAAGTATTTGATTGTTTTGAAAAACATAATGATCACACTGATAAAATTGCATCAATACTTGGAACTGAAAAAACAAATAATTTGATTATCCTTTTACACAAATTTAATTTATCATCATCTATATTCAATTTATTTGCTTATTATAACTTTATATCTGGAACTTCTAAATTTGAAGATGAAGCTTTTGCTGATAAAATTGGTTATTGTATGCTTTCTTCTGAAGGTCAAGTTAAAAGATGGGATTATGTTCCTTTTACAGGTGAAGAACAACCAATAAATTTGTATGTTATTAATCCAAATAAAAAACATTTTGGAGACAATATTTTGACAGAACATAGAAACGAATGGTATTATAAGTATTATTTACGTCAAATAATAATTTATATTATTTACTCTCTTTTATTTATAATATTTATTATTTCAATGATAGTTTTAATTATTAAAAAATCACAATAGCATTATTTCTCAAATATTTTAAAAAAATCTGTAATAAACTGTGGTTCTTCACGGTTCTTCCATGCAAAAAGGTGATGTTTTTCAAAAATATAATAACTTTTATTGGATGTTTCTCTTTTCAAATAAAAATCAAAAAAATGATTTTATTCTTAATATTATTTTTAAAGAAATATAAAATGAATAAATGTAATCGAATAGATTGTACTTATGAAACAAAATACCAAAGTCATTTCAAATCACATCTTTGGGAAGTTCATAATATTGGAGATGGTGAGATTTTTAATTGTACTCAAATAAATTGTATATATGAAACTAAAAGGAAATATCAAATAAAACGACATCTTTGGGAAGTTCATAATATTGGTGACGGTAAAACTTTTAAATGTAATATCAAAGATTGTATTTTCATATCTAGAAATAAAAACACATATATATTTCATTTAAAAGAGATTCACAATATAGGTGAAATTAAAACATATGAATGCACTGAAAATTGTAATTATAAATCAAAAAGAAAAACATATATTAAAAAACATCTCTGGGTAGTACATAATATAGGAAAAGGTGATATTTTTTATTGTACTGAAAATAATTGTAAGTTTAAAACTAAATTAAAAGGAGATTTAAATAGACATAATTGGAATATTCATAATATTGGGAAAGGAAATGTTTTCAAATGTAATGAAATAGGTTGTTCTTATGAAACAAAAAGAAATGATGGATTAAAAAGTCATCTTTTGTTAATTCATAATATTGGGAAAGGTGATCTTTTTAAATGTGATGAAAAAGATTGTAATTATGAAACAAAAAATAAAAGTAGTTTAAAAAGTCATCTTTCTTATTTACATGATATTGGAGATAAACAATGTGAATATTGTTACTCAAATGTAAATGTTTTAACATCTTTTACTGATCCCAAAACAAAAAAGAAAAATGATATATGTAGAAAGTGTTATAAAACCAACGCTGGTTATTTTTCTAGAATTGAAAAAGAAACTGTTGAATTTCTCAAAAAAGATGATAAAATATCTCCTTATATTGTGTTAGAAGATAAAATAGTAAAAGGTAATAAATGTAATACCAAAAGAAGACCTGATTTATTACTTGCATCATCATCAGAACATCATATAATTACAGAAATAGATGAAAATCAACATGAAGGATACGATAAAAGATGTGAAGAAGGGCGTTTGAATGAAATTTTAGATGAAATACCAGATGGATGTGTTTCAATTATAAGATGGAATCCAGATAAGTATGAAACAATAGAAAAAAGGAAAACAAAAAAAGAAAGAATGGAAATACTTTCAAATTTGATTAAGAAAGTAAGTGAAAGATCGTTAGATGATAGTGAATCAATTAAAGTATATTATTGTTTTTATGATAAACATAACGAATTAATAACAAAAAATTTTAAAACAGAATTTATTTATAGTTTAAATGATATAGAAAAAATACACTAAATAATTATTCAAAATAACTTCTAAATTCTTTTACAAAGTCAGGTTCGTCCCGTTTCTTCCAAGAAAAAAGGTGATTTTTTTCAAATATATAATAACTTCTATATGCTTCTACTGGGTCTTTTTCTTTGAATGATGGGGGCATAGCCATAGCGAATGGAGTCAACCCAATATCTGGTATATCGGGTAAATTTTTTTCAAGCTCCTCAGTTACTTCTTATAAGATATTTGTAATTTGATAATGACTCACGAACCCACTTACTACAAGGATGGTTTTTATGACATAACTTATATCTAGGAATATATGAATATTCCGGATTTTCTTGTTTACAAACATGATGTACAGAACAAAGCATTTGATTGTGTTCTGTAATCATTTTTATAACATGTTTATCAATATACATGACAACATTTTTTTTGGGGTCAATGTGTAAAATGAAAATGTTCATTTTAAACTGTTTAGGTGATTTTTATAGTAATTTTATTATAAAAAATCAATTTTTTATAAGTATGAATTTTTCTTTTCTTTGAAACTATAAAAATATGAATACACGAGGAATTATTCCAATAACATGTGGAGGTCTAGGAAACCAAATTTTTATTGTAATGGCTGGATATATTGGTTCTTTACATAATAATTGCCCTTTATATCTAATAGATAATGATGAAAGTAATAACTGTCACAGTAAAAAAAATTATAAGCATACTCTTTTTAAAAATATTGGTATTCACATAAATGAAAACTCAAAAACTATTAGAAATAATCATAACTTTTCAAATTATTGTAATCATCATCTTAATTTCTTTCAAAATTTAGAACCA